CGGTACTGGTGGAGCACAGCAACGCGGTATGGTAGGTATGTATCCTCAATCTACAGCAAGTAGATTTAATAAAACACAAAACGAACATGCTATTGATGCTAAACACGTAGTACACCTTTCATTAAGTGAAGGACTTGATAATAATTTTCCATTTGGTAATAGTATCATGGAAAGTATTTTTAAAGTTTATAAACAAAAGGAACTATTAGAAGATGCTATTATTATCTACCGTGTACAACGTGCTCCTGAAAGACGTGTTTTTTATATTGACGTGGGTAATATGCCAAGTCACCTTGCTATGTCTTTTGTTGAGCGTGTTAAAAATGAAGTTAATCAACGACGCATTCCTTCTGTCACAGGAGGCGGAGCCAGTGTTATTGATTCATCTTATAATCCGCTAAGTATTAATGAAGACTACTTTTTCCCACAAACATCAGAAGGTCGTGGATCAAAGGTTGAAATCCTTCAAGGTGGTCAGAACCTAGGAGAAATTGATGATTTACGATATTTTACAAATAAACTTTTTAGAGCATTACGTATCCCTTCCAGTTATTTGCCTACTGGCACTGACGACGGGGGCAGTAATTTCAACGACGGTAGAGTTGGTACAGCGTACATACAAGAACTCCGATTCAACAAGTACTGTGAACGACTACAAAGTTTAATGAACGAAACGTTTGATACAGAATTTAAATTGTATATGCGTGAAAAGGGCATTAACTTTGACCCTAACTTGTTTGATTTAAAATTTAATCCTCCGCAAAACTTTGCTTCATATCGTCAAGCAGAAATGGATACAGCCCGTGTAAACACATACGCAAGTCTTGCCGAAGTTCCACATATGAGTAAACGTTTTGCCCTTAAACGCTTCTTAGGTCTAACACAAGAAGAGATGGCAGAAAACGAACGTCTATGGCAAGAAGAAAATGGCCTAGGACGAGAAAATGCTACAGCGGCCGCAGAATTACGTTCAGCAGGAATTAGTTCAAGCGGGGCTTCTAGTGATATGGATAGTCTTGGACAAGCCGACGAGAATCCTGATATAGCAAATATGGACCAAACTAGCGGAGCACCTCCAATGGGCGGTGATGCTAGTGCCGGAGTAGAGCCAGGCGGCGCACCTCCGATGTAATTGGTAAATAATGTTATGCTACTCAACGAATTCATGTATTTTAACGAAACTAGCGCAGGATTGGAAGACGATCCTGTGTACGATCCTTTCCACGATAAGAGTATTATTACATCTAAAGATGTTAGAAAAACACGTCTAACTCTTCGAATGATACATGATTTACGTAAGGCTAGTGAAGCACGAGAGCAAGAAAAAATTAAAGAAACACAATTAATTCAAGCGATGTATAAGCAACCTGCTCCGGAACAAGCGGCTGCACAATAACTGTTAAGTTAATTCACTTTGAGACTAACTAAATATTTTTAACAAAAATTCAATCAAAAAACTTCAAGTTTTTTTCGGTATTACCAAAAACCGCCGGTTTTTGGCCTATTTCACATAACTATATTCGAACGGCTGTAAATATACTCATAAGACAGCCTTGCCGCATCTAATACTAAGGAGAAACCTATAATGTCTACAAAGATGGAACAACTTTTAGACTTACTTGTTAATGAAGAAATGGATAAAGCCAATGAACTTTTCCACGAAATCATTGTTGAGAAGTCACGAGGAATTTACGAGAATTTAATTGCTGAAGAAGCAGAAGAAGATGAAGAAGAAATGGATGAATCTGCCGAAGAAGAGGAAGATGAGTCTGTTGAAGAACAAACAACATTTGAAATTGGTGGTTCAGACGCTGAAATCGGTGGTGACGCTAGCGATGATTTTATCGGTGGTGTAAGTGATCACGATATGGGCGGTGACGACGAGTTCGGCGGTGACGACGAGTTCGGCGGTGAAGAAGAGCCAGGTATGGGCGGTGAAGGCGATACAGAAGAACGTATCGACGACTTAGAAGACGCTCTAGAAGAATTAAAAGCCGAATTTGAAAAGATGATGGCCGGTGAAGAACATGAGGAAGAAAAATTCCCAGGTATTCATAGCGGTGAAGAAGATGACGGTGAAGAAGGCGAAGAAGACGGTGAAGAAGATGACGAAGAGGAAGACGACGAAGGTATGAACTTCGAAAACGTTGAACCAGTTCGTGAATACCGTGAACGTGTTGGTAACGACTGGGAAAAATCAGGTTCAATGAAGACTCCTGGTCCAGTAGGTGGCGGCAAAGGTGACTTAGCAGGCCAAACTTCTGTATCTGATACAAAGAGCCCAGTTAGTTCTGGCAAAGGTAAGCCAACAACAGGCGCACACGCTGGTAACATCCTAAACGGTGGAACAGGCGTTGGTGAAATGAGCGGTACAAGTCCTAACGCCGACAAAGGTTCACGTGGACTAGTTGGTGCTACAAAAGGTGAATTTACAAAGGGTGTTGAAAAGAACATTTCTAGTTCATCTAAATCTGGAATGAAAGACGGTGCTGCATTGAACAAACAAGGTAGCGGTTACCCAGGTAACAACAAGTCTGCTGGTCCAGTTGGTTCAGGAACAGGCGACAAGGCTGGTCAAACTAGCAATGGCGCAGTTAAGAGCCCAATCACAGGCGCACCTAACCGTAACGCTTAATTAGAGAAATAGATGAGACAACAATCCTATCTAAGAGAACATTTAACCTTTGATCAGGCTCGTGTTGAATTACACGAGGCTGATGAAAAGAATGGCAAGAACCTTTACTTAAAAGGCATTGCCATTCAAGGTGGTGTTCGAAATGCAAACCAACGTGTTTATCCTGTAGACGAAATTGCTAACGCAGTTAAAACACTAAACGATCAAATTGTTAATGGCTACAGCGTGTTAGGTGAAGTTGACCATCCAGATGATTTAAAAGTAAATTTAGACCGTGTATCTCACATGATCACTGAAATGTGGATGGATGGTCCAAATGGTTATGGGAAGATGAAAATTCTTCCTACCCCGATGGGACAACTAATCAAAACAATGCTTGAAGCCGGTGTAAAACTTGGCGTTAGTTCACGCGGTAGCGGAAACGTTAACGACATGACTGGCGAAGTTGCTGACTTTGAAATTATTACAGTTGATATAGTTGCTCAACCTAGTGCCCCAGGTGCTTATCCTACTCCAGTATACGAACATCTTATGAATAATAAGGGCGGATATGGTGCGTGGAGATTAGCGCAAGAGGTAAAAGAAGATCCGAAAGCCCAAAAATATCTTAAAGAATCAATGCTTAAGATTATTCAAGGCTTAAAATAAGGAGAAAGTGATGTTGGACGCATTCAAACAATTAGTTGAAAGTGGCGTGATGTCAGAACAAGTTGGTTCTGAAATTCAAACTGCTTTTGATTCTAAGATTCAAGAAAACCGCGACCAAATCACCGCTAGTCTTCGAGAAGAGTTTGCTCAGAAATATACACACGACAAGGGTGTACTTGAAGAAGCACTTGACAAAATGATTAGTGAGAGATTGGCCGTAGAAATGGCTGAACTTGCGTCTGATAAAAAGGCATTGGTGGAAGCCAAGGTTGCTTATCAACGTAAGATGGCAGAAGATTCTAAAGTATTAGAATCATTTGTCATTCGTCAGTTAGGAAAAGAATTAGCCGAATTCCAAGGTGACCGTCAAAAAGTTGCTGAGAATTTTGCTAAGTTAGAACAGTTCATTGTAACTGCTCTAGCAAAAGAAATCAAAGAGTTTGCTATTGATAAGAAAGATCTAGCCGAAACGAAAGTTAAGTTAGTTCGCGAAGCAAAAGTTAAATTCGATGAAGTAAAAGCACAGTTTATCAAACGTAGCGCAAAAGTTGTTGAAGAAAGTATTACTAAGCAATTGAAATCTGAAATGAGTCAACTCAAAGAAGATATCGAAAGCGCAAGACGTAATAGTTTTGGACGCCGCTTGTTTGAGGCATTTGCTCAGGAATATGGTACTTCCTATCTGAATGAGAAATCTGAAACAGCAAAACTGATGAAGATTCTTAAGCAGAAAGATCAAGAACTTGCCGAAGCAAAAGCAGTTGTTACAACTAAAGACAAACTAGTAGAATCTAAGGAACGCGAAATTCGTATTGCTAAAGATTTGATGGAGCGTCGTCAAGTAATGGCAGAACTAATGGCACCACTAAGTGCTGAGAAGAAGGCAGTTATGCAAGAATTGTTAGAGTCTGTACAGACACCAAAATTGCGTCCTGCGTTTGACAAATACCTACCAGCAGTAATGGAAGGTGATGTTAAGAAAGTTGCTAAGGCTCCGGCCAAAGAAACTTTAACAGAGGGAACTGAGGTAACCGGTGACCGTGCTGTTAAGCATCAACCTGAGGTAGGCTTAGATAACATTTTAGATATCCGCAAATTAGCGGGTTTAAAATAATTATAATTCAAGGAGACACTAAATGTCACAATTATTAAATGAAAGATGGTCAGAGACCAAAGACGCTCTGCTTGAAGGCCTATCTGGTACACGTAAGAGTTCTATGAGCGTTTGCTTAGAGAACACTCGCAAGTACTTGGCTGAAAGCGCCACAGCGGGTGCTACAAGTTCTGGTAACGTAGCAACACTTAACCGTGTTATTCTTCCAGTTATTCGTCGTGTTATGCCAACCGTTATTGCTAACGAAATTATTGGCGTTCAACCGATGACAGGTCCAGTTGGACAAATTCATACTCTACGTGTTCGTTATGCTGATTCTAGCAACGAAGTTGTAGCAGGTGAAGAAGCATTGAGCCCATTCAAGATTGCTCAAGCATATTCTGGTAACGACAACGCATCAACACCAAAAGCAGCCGCTACAAGTGTTCTTGAAGGTCAACCAGGTAAGCGTATGAGCATTCAAATCTTGAAAGCAGCCGTAGAAGCCAAGTCACGTAAATTAAGTGCACGTTGGACTTTTGAAGCCGCTCAAGATGCTCAAGCACAACAAGGTATTGATATCGAAGCAGAAATCATGGCCGCTTTAGCGCAAGAAATTACCGCTGAAATCGACCAAGAAATTCTAGCAAGTCTACGTGCTTTGGCAAGTGTTGAACAAACATATGACCAAAGTTTAGTATCAGGTACTGCTACATTCGTTGGTGACGAACATGCCGCATTGGCAATTCAAATCAACCGTGTTGCTAACTTGATTGCTCAACGTACACGTCGTGGTGCTGCAAACTGGGCAGTTGTTTCTAACCAAGCGTTGACAATTCTTCAGTCTGCTACTACATCAGCATTTGCTCGTACAACAGAAGGTACATTTGAAGCACCTACAAACACCAAGTTTGTTGGTACATTGAATAACAGCCTACGTGTTTACGTTGATGCTTATAAGAGCGATACAGACGATCAAAACCAGATTTTAGTTGGTTACAAAGGTGCTAGCGAGGCAGATGCTGCAGCGTTCTATTGCCCTTACATTCCTCTAATGTCTTCTGGTGTTGTTCTAGATCCAGCAACATTTGAGCCAGTAGTTGGCTTCCTAACACGTTACGGATATTTAGAGTTAAGCAATACTGCTTCTTCTCTAGGTAACGCCGCTGACTACCTAGGTAAAGTTGCGATTGTTTCTGCTAACGTAAGTTTTGAATAATTCTTACTAAAAAGTAAAACACAACAAATAACCCGCTCCGGCGGGTTTTTTGTTAAATATATGGTCAGTCGGCATAGGGCCGATTTATGCTGTACCCACAGCGTATAGACCTAGAACGTCAACATAAGGAGAAAACAAATGGGACGTCCCTTAAAACATAGATTTTTCGCAAGAGGCGGAAAAGTAGCAGAAGATGTAATAGGATTTGCAGGTGTTGCAGTTACTATTAATGGCGGTAGTAGTACAGGTACATTGTATTCACAAGGTGCTAAACTAACAGTTTCTGCTCCAAATAACGCAGATGGTATTACTGCTACAACAACTTTATCAATTAACGGTTCAGGTGTTGTTACTGGAGTTACTGTTTCTAACATGGGTTCTGGATATAACACAGTTCCTACATTAACACTTTCGACAGCAACTGGTCAAACTGTTACAGCAAATGGTGCCGCTAGCACTACTACACTAACAGTTAACTATGCTAATAATTTGTATGTTGGTATGAAAGCAATTGGTACAGGTATTAATGCTAGTGCTACATACATTGGTGCTATCAATGGAACAGTATTAACATTGACACAACCAAACGCTAGTACAATTACAAACGGAACTATTGCTTTCGTTGACGTAGGTACTGGTGCTACATTTAACGCAAGTTTGATTCAAGCAGATGTATTGCCAAATAGTATTCAAATGACAGCATACCTAACAACAGGTTCAAGCGCAGTTATTTCTGAAATTATTAAACAAGAAGGTTCACGTAGTTATTTTGCTAAAAATGCTCAAGGCCGCGGTCGTGTTAAATTAGCAACACACGATGCGCTAGTAGCAGGTGAGGCAAAAATTATTGCTACAGACGTAGGTGGTGCTACATATTTTGTTAAGAAATTAACAGGTCGTAAGGCTGTTTTAGTTAATAGAACAAATACAAGTACTGCTTTAGTTACTGTAACTACTGATTATACTACAGGTGGAACAAGCACAATTGGTGTAGGTGGTATTGCTAAATGGACAACAGGTTCAGCATTTACTTCTACAACTGGTCCAGTTGTAAGTATTACTGTTAACGCAACTTAATTTTTATATTAAGCATCTAAGGGCTCTTTGGAGCCCTTTTTTATTGGTAAATATATGCTATGTCAACGCAATCACAATTCTTTACACCTACAAATATTATACAAAACGCACCAGAAAGTTCTGCGTTGATTTTATTTAGAGGGACTAGTTTTCCTATTCAAACTGCTAGTGACCTATACCATATTACAGGTACAGGTGGCCCGGGTCCTTATATGACCGATGTACAAACTCAAACTACTCAATTAGTTTTTACCGGATTTAATATTACAAATGTTCCATCTTCATTGTCGGGTGTACAGATGAATTTAGATATAGTACGCAACGGTAGAGTGTGCGACGGTGATATATATCTAACTTATAATGGTTCTATAATTGGGCAAAATCAATCAAATTATGATGAAGATGTTGAAAATCATCTTCTTAACTTTAATAAGAATGTTTACGGCGGAGATAACAATTTTTGGGGTGCTACCCTAACTCCTGATATATTACAAGATTCTAGTTTTGGAATAGTAATTAGACTTAGAAGTCACCCGCAATATCCCCATAGGACTGGTGCTATGATAAACAACGTTAGATTGTCCTATTACTCTTGATAAATATCACTAAAGGAAACTTCCATGACTGTTGATGTAGTTAAATTATCCGGTGATTATCAAATAAAAACCGCTTCTAGCGGAACTATTACACTGGACACTTCTGGCGGAATTACCAACAATCGCGGTGGTAAAGTAATAATTACAGGTGATTTACTTGTTCAAGGTATTAACGAAACAGTATCTAGTACCAACGTAGTTATTCAAGATCAAATTATTACTCTAAATAACAACGAACCGGGCAACGGTATGATCACAAATGATCTTCCTAATTATGGAAATGTTGGTGGTCTTGTTATTGATAGAGGAACAGGAAGTAACGGTTTAATATATCAAAATGCCGCAACTCTTTTTTATAATGATACAATAAATTGGAGAGCAGGCGGAACAAATAATCCTTATCCGGGTTCTTGGGGTGTAAGAAACGCAGGTATGCCTTCAGCATTGTATGTTGGAGCAATTCGTTTAGATACAACTGGAGCAAACAGCGCAGACGATTTTACTGCTCCAGGTGTAAGTACTAATCCTCGTTTAAATTTCTTAGGTCAAGATAATGCTAATGCTGTACTAAGTGTTAAAGGAACGCTTAATTACAGATTAAATGTTGTCGATGAAGATGACATTCCAAATAAAGCATACGTAGATTATGTCTACGCAAATACACAAGTTGAAACAGCAGAAGTTGCTCATAGATTAACAAACCATACTACATCAAGTTATATTAACATTGTTGATGACGGTTTAGAAAACGCTGGACAAATTGCGATGTTTATTGACGATTATCTAACATTAAACATTGGAGCAGATAACGTACAATTAGCAGGAGTTTCAATTGCTGGTAGTTCTATTCAACCTTTTTATACAGCAACAAATTTATATCTTGTAACACAGGATGCTGAAGTTGTTGTAAATAGTGCGTTAACACTAGGAGCACTAACTACTCCTCCTAACGCAGGAACAAACGAAACAAAAATTTATGCGACAACGTCAACTGGAATTGGTGGAACAGCAATACAGTTTACAAATCAACAAAATACAGATGAGTTGATAGCCGCAAGAAAATCACTAATATATAGTTTAATATTTTAAGGAAAGAACATGGCAATACAAAACGTATCGGTGGGATCAGGAACACCAACTAACATTTATCAATCATCTGGAGAAACTGCGGTTACAACTATCATGTTCTGTAATATTGGACAAGTTGATACATCAATAAGTGTGTGGATGGTTCCAAACGGAGTATCTTTAAGCAATACTGCTCAAGTTTTAAATGCTGTTGACATGCCAGCAGGGGAAACTTTTAGCATTGATACAGAAAGATTTATCTTAGCCGATGGAGATTCTATTTTTGCTGAAGCCACAGATTCAAATGCTATCGCAGTTACAGTAAGTTACATTAATACTTAATATGAAATTTTATAAAAGATTACCGCTAGATCGTCATAAGCCTACCAGTGTAGAGTTAACTCTAATGGAGGACGGCCGCATTGTTACAAGTTCTAATAATAGTTTAGAATTGCCGGCAGGTACAAAATTAGAACGTCCTACTCAAATAGTTAATGGTCAAATACGATATAATACAGACGTTGATAAGATCGAAGCCCGTGTTGCTACTGTTTGGAAGTATTTGCGTCTTGTTGAACCAGCAAGTTTAACTGTTCAAAATTTAGGAGTTGGTAATAATCAGACAGCAGTATTTGGACCATTGAATGTTAATTACGCTCCTAGTTATGCTAAAGGTGATGCTAACGTTATGGTATATGTTGATAACGTTTATCAAATTCCCGGAGTAAACTATACTTTAGGAAACGCATCATCGGCAACAAATACCACAGCAAGATTAGCCACAGCAGGTACATTTACAATCTACTTAAATTCTTTAACTAACGTTTTAGTAGGACAAACAATTAGCGGAAATTCTAATATTCCACAAGGAACAACTGTACAATCTATTACTACAGCGGCAAATGCTATTGGAACAAGTTTGGCAGTAACAGGTGCTATTGCTAGCGGAACATCTCTAACATTTACATTCTCTTCTGGAACTTATATTAACTTTAATGGAACAGTTCCTTTCAAACCAGTATACGCTGTGCTTGGTTTTGACGGTTACTTCCCACCCGCCCCTTAAGCCTATCA